TTAGCTGTTGCGCAGACAAGCCTGAGCTTGATTCCGCAATACGGCGTAGTCGCTCAGCATCTCGGCGATCGCCGACCCGCCAGGCAGCAGATCAAGTTCGTCGGCAGCGCGGGCCTGGAAGTCGCGGCTATACTCGACCACCGGCGGGCAGACCGTGACGATCCGCGGCTCAGAAGTGACCGTCGCGCAGCCGGTCAGCGAGATCGCTGCGATCGCGAGGGCGGCGAGCCGCGGCATCCAGCATCTGGCGCTGCACGTCATTGGCGTTCTCCATGGTTTCGAGGCGTTCGACGAGGCGACCCGCGCGCTCGCCAGAACGCCGGAACGCGAGCAGGAACAGGACAAGCGAGAGGGCAATGGCGCCATAGCGCAGCGCAGTCCGTGCCGATGAACTTGTGGCGATGCCGGAAAGTAGGGAGACGATCATCGCTGCCCCCGCTTCCAGTCATCGATGCGGGCGTAGATCGCGACTGCGATGCCGGCGAGGGCCACGGCGATGAACACCCCGCGCAGCGTGTCGAGATAGGGCACGAGCGGCAGGACAGCGGACTGCGTCTCGGTCAGAACGTTCTGCGCCACCTCGATTCCGGCCGCGCCCACAGTCGCAACACCGGCCGCACCGCTGCCCTTCAACGTGCGACTCTCAGCCAGCACCTCGCGCGCGGGCGGGGTCTCGGCTGCAAATGCTGTCGCCTGGACCGGGAACCGCTCGCCCCAGCTGCGCTCGGGGCCGAGGTCGATGTGCATGAATCCCGAGCGCGGATAAAAGCCGAACCCCTTGAACCCGACCGCCCGGGCGGCGGCCTCAAACGCCGCGGGATCATGGTTGTCCATGGCGATGTCGAAGGCCGTGCCGTCGAGATGCTTCGAGCGCGACGCTCCGCCGACGGCGCGGTTGTGCGCCGGGCTGCGGTAGGCCGAGCGAACGATCAGCGGCTTGCCCAGCCGATCGCGAAGGGCTTGCAGCTTGTCGAGCGCCTCCTCGTTGATCCGCAAGGAGCCGCTGCCCCGGCAGGCGATCTCGGCGGGCGAGAAGTTCTGCCAGCGCCAGGAGCGCTCGGGCACGTCGCGCCAGTGGTTGAAGGTGGTAGTCGTCATGGGTGGTCTCCGCACATAAAAAAACCCGCCGAAGGGCGGGCTGGTGGGTGGAGGATCGGAAGCGCCGGTCAGGGACCGTTGCCAAACAGCTTCAGCTTGATGGCGATGCCGGCCATGAGGGCGAGCAGGATGCCGGTGGTGATGATGCGGACGGCGGTCTGCACGGCCGTCTGCCTGGCCAGCCGAAACCCGGCCAGCAGCGATCGCAGATCGCGGATGTCCTCGGCCGCCTCCGTCCCGTCGAGCCCAACCTCATGCAGGGCACGGCGGGCGCCGGCTTCGGCGGCGCGTTCGAGCAGCGCCTCGAACTCGTCGCTCGGCAGACTGACCAGCCTGCCGCTGTCGCGTTTCTGTTCCATCGTCGTGGTTCTCAAACTGTCGATCAGATCACCAGCGTCCCGGCGAGCGTGATCGCGATGTCGGCGAGCGTGGCGTCGGGGCTTCCGGGCGCGATCACCTCGAGCAGGTCGCCCGGTTCAAGGACGGTCTCGCTCGCGGCGATGAAGACGGCCGCGGAGGCGCTCGCCGCGAAGCGGATGGTGCCGATGCTCGTGCCGTTGCGCTGGACATCGAGGTCCGTCTCTGCGGTGGCCGCGACTCCGGCCGCGCCCTGACTACCGGCGAGATCGACCTTAAGCCGCGAGCGCCGGGCCACGACCGTGCGCAGCAACACCTCCGAGGCGGCGGGCGCGCCCGCCTTCGCGAAGGCGAAGTCCGCCGGCGGATCGGCCGCGTCCTCGGTCTCGACGACTTCGAGCGCGAACCAGGTGCGCTCCATGCCCCGGAGCTCGCCTGAGGCGCTGACGAACACCGTAAGCTCGAACCAGTCGCCGGCGACGACCGGGAGGACCGCGCTCGCGATGTTCCGCATCTGGTTGCTGTAGCCGCTGTCGCCGCGGACGATGAAGGAGCCGCCACCGATCACGCCGCCGCCGTTCATGCGGATCTCGACCAGCTGGCTCGTCGGCGAGGTCTGCCACTCGATATTGCCCGTGAGCCGGACCTTGGTTACACCGGCCGGCACGGTAAGCCGCGTCGGCTGGCCGGAGTCCCAGAGCGCGTCGCTGTCGTAGACGGCGCTCTGCCAGGGGACCGCGACATAGGCGCCGGTCGTCGAGACGCTGAAGTTCGTGGTCCGCCGTACGAGTGCGCCCCGGAAGGGCAGCAGGGCGCGCTGGAAGATGCCAACGCCGGCAGCACTCCAGAGCGCGCCATCGAACTGGAGCACGTCGCTGGCGACGGCGGCACCGGCCGCGACGTCGGTCAGGTCGTTGAGTGCGCCGGCGCCGCCGCCGACTCCGAAGAGATCGCTGCCATTGCCCTGCACCAGCACGGTGGCGTCGTGCACGATGATGACCTCCGCGCCCGAACCCGCGTACTTGGCCCGGACCTCCTGGCCGCCGCTGGTCGCGTTCCGGATCGCGAGCCGCCGATGATTGACGGGCAACGTCAGGACGCGCGCAGCCGTCAGCGTGCCGGTGAGGACGATCAGGCCGTTGCGGTTGGCTTGCGCGCTGGTCAACGTCACGTTGGCGTCAGCCATAGCCAGTGACAACGCCCGATTCATGGAGTTGTCGAGGGCATCGACCGCGTCGTTGATCGTGACCTCCTTCTGGTTCTGGGCGGCGGCGACATGGGTCACGGCCAGATTGGGGCTGGGCATCAGGTAACCTCCAAGGTGACGGCGCGCGGAAACCCGCGACCCACGACCGCGCTCATTTGATGGACGGCTACGGACAGAGCAGCCGGCACGACGCCGAAATCGGCCAGGATGTCGGCATTGGCGTAGACGGCGCTCGGGCTGGTGGAGGCGAGCGTGCGGAGCACCGCACCGCCGGGACCATCTAGGATGTCGATCTCATAGGCCTCGCTCGCCTCGCCGAGCGGCACCACGCCGGTCCCATCCTTGAGCTCACCGCCAATGCGCGTGCGACGAACCCAGGAGAGCGTGATGTTCGTCGGGCTGCCGCTTGGAGCTGCGCGCACGTTCCACGGTGCATAGGGCTTGAGGTCGCGGCCGCCGTGGCTCTGGACGAGAGTCTCGGCATCCTCGAACAGCGTGCCGAAACCAACGGCGCGCCAGGACCGCGGCAAATTGAGATCGCCGAGTGCGGTGACCAGCGTCTCGACATCGTCAGGATCGAGCAGCGCGAAGAGTTCGCCCGCCGTATGGCCCTCGACGAAGACGTCCGTTCCACGCCGGCCGCGCAGCAGACAGTTAAGCGTGTAGGAGCCATCCGGGTTCAGCGTCACATCGCGGAATTGGATGATCTCGGGCTCGCCATTGGCCTTCAGCACGAGGGCCGCGTTGGCGCCATTGACCAGCGCCTCCTGCGTGACGCTCTCCAACCGCTCGCCGCCGGTGGTCATGAAGACGGTGAGGCTGTTCTCCTCGTCGGTGCCGAACGGCGAGCGTGGACTGCCCAGCGCAGTCGCCGTAGCGCCCCAGGCGGCTTCGCTGAGGGCCCGCCCGACCTGCGCCCATGCGGAACCGTCGGCGCTGCGATAGAGGGCGGCTCCGGGCCAGCCGGGGCCGCCGAACCCCGCCATCAGATAGTAGACCCGAGAGCCCGCACCGCCCGCATCATCGACATCGCGCAGGAGCGGCAGGTCGGGCAAGATCAGGCGCGTGGCGGCGTTCGCGCCCACGAGCTGGACGGGTTTGCCCGAACCGCCATCGGCAATGACCGAGGAGACATAGGTGGCGGCGGTCTCCGAGACGCCCTTCACCGCGAGCGAGAAATCCGCGCCGACGTCGAGACGGTTGATCCGCGTCCGGAAGGTCGAACCAGTGGCGAACACCACATCCACCACATCGGTCGGATCGAGCCGGAGCCAGTCTGGCGGCAGTTCGGCTTCGTAGGCGCTGCGCTCGATCCAGGCGCTGAAGAGGGTCTTGGCGGCGATTCGCTTGGCCGTTGTGGCGTCGATGGCGAGCGCGAGCTCAAGGCTCGCCTGGTTGCGCGAATGCATGGTGGGCAGCGGCAGTGATGCCCGCTTCTCGCTCTGCGTGCCTTGCTGATAGTCGGCGTCGCGGTCCATGTAGACGACGGCGACGCGCTCGGGCAGCTCGACTTCCTGCGTGCGGCGCTCGCGCCAGCTTTCGCCCGTCTGGCTGTCGAGCGGCACAAGGTATTCGGCCGGGATCGTGGCGACCGGCGCGCGCCCGCGATTTCGGAAGCGAAGCGTGTCGTCGCTTTCGGCGGCGTCGAAGAAATAGGCCTGCGCCAGCGGCTCGATCGCGCCGCGCACGGTGGTCTGCCGGCCAATCACATAGCCGGGCACGGATGGCGTGAGCTCGGCGACGTCAATGTCGGCGAGCCCGAGGCCGGCGCGTCCGCAGAGATCGGCGACGATGGATGACAGCGCCTCGCCCTCGCCACCGCCGCGATTGAGGAACAGCCGGGCCCACCCGCTGCTGCCGCGCACCAGATGGGTGTCGGTGACGGCGTCGTAGACCTGTGCGCCCTGTTCACTGACCGCGCCCGGCCAGATCTCGTTGAGCACGATGGCGCCCGTCGCCGTGTCGAGCTGGACGACGCGCGTCGAGCGCATCAGCGTCCAGCGCTGGCCCCGCAAGCGGCTCTGGCCGAAGAACGGGCCCTCGTAGTTGATCTTGTGCGGGACGGCCGTCTTCCAGACGATCCCGGTGTCGGCGCGCCACTTGATCGCATAGATCGTACCGGCCGAGCCGCCGTTCGACATCGTGATCTGGAAGATGACGCTGTCGTCGGTGGCGTCGTAGGTCAGTCCGCCCGCATCGCTGTAGAACCCCGTCGCGCCAGCTTCGATCTGCGCAGGCGTGAAGCTCGCCACTTTTTCGAACGTGACGCCGAGCGATTGGCCGGTGAGACTGTCATACTGCGCGAAGGCTGAAACCCGGATGCGGTAGAGCCCGAGGCTGGTGTGGTTCAGACTGCTCGATGTCGCGCTCGCCAGAATCCAGCCATCGCCATAACCCTCGCCGACGGCGCCGCCGATTGCGCCCCGAACGCGCGATTCCGTCACCGTCTGGCCGGCGCCCCAGACGTAGCCCATGCTGTCGGCGTGCAGCAGGCCAATGTCGTTGAAGAGCGAGCCGGTCAGCAGAAAATCGACCCGACCGGATTGCCCGTAGGCCGAGATCATGCCCAACCAGGTCGTCGTCACGAAGCGGGTCGTGGTGTTGGAAAGGCCGGTGCTGGTGAAGCCGAAGCGGCCCACTTCCTTCAGCGCATTCGGCTCGCCCCGGATGATCGGCCGCGAGTTGCCCGAGCCGACGGTCAGGTAAAGGTGACCGTCCTCGCCGCAGAACAGCGTGCTCGGGAAATTGTTGGGCGTGGCGGCGGCCACATCGGTCATCCGCGCCTGGCGGTCTTCCGCCATGGTGCGAAGATTGAAGCGGCGGATACCGGCGGCTTCGGCGTTGCTGCTCGACGAGACGAAGTAGCCGTAGCCGCGCCGCCAATCGACCGCGAGGTCGCTGATCTGGTAGGACCCGAAATAGCCGCCTTCGCCCGTCGTGATGAAGTCCAGGAGCTGATAGGGCTGCTGCGCGGCGCGCCGATAGGTGATCTCCGCCGTGATGTTCGGGATGCGGTTGCCGAAGTCGGCGAGCGCCAGATCCTCGAAGACGATGACGCAGAGGCCGCGATGGGCCGGTGCGCGACCGGCGCCCACATGAGCTTCGATCAGCGGGTCGGGCAATTGGGCATCGCTGCCGCGATGAAAACGAAAGCGCAGGTTTGGCTTGGCCACGTCCGGGCTCGAACCGGTCTTGTCGTAGATCAGCTTGCCGTCGGCCCAGATGCGCAGCACGTCCTCGGCTGGGCCCTCACCGAAGCTCAGCGCGAAAGACGCAAAATAGGAATAGCTGATCGAGGTCTGGGTGCTGCGCCCGCCGCCGCCCTTGCCGCCGGATCGGGTGCGGGTGACGTTCTGCTGTTCGCGAATGCCCGACGACCAGATCATGTTGCCGGCCATGCGCAGCGTGCCGTAGCCGATCGGGATCGATGCGCCGTAGGCGGAGGACGAGACGGTCAGATCGCCCAGCCGCGGACCCTCGGTGGTGACGTTCTGCCCCTTGGCGGGAAACAGCAGGCTGCCGACGACGGAGCCCACCAGCCAGCCTGCCTGCCAGCCGAGACCGACGGCGGAGCCGAGCGCGGCCCCGCCTACTGCGACGAGGATGGCCATGAGAGTTCAGTGTCCGGGAGAGCGAAAGCGAAAGGCGAATTTGACCTTGGCCGGCCACTCGCCGGCATAGGGCTCTTCGATGACCTGCCTGCGGGTCGCATGGGCGTGCAGCAGATGGGGATGGCCGAGCCGCTCGGTCAGGAAGCCGCAGTGGCAGGGATAGGCCTGATCGGCGAAGACGAGCACGTCACCGGGCTGGGCCTCCGGGATGGCCACGCCGTCCATGTTGCCCCGGAAATGTTCGACGAAACCCTGTCCCTGAGCGCGGCGGCTGTAGCCGGTGCTGTCATAGTCCGAGAGATCGAGCGCCCGGGCGACGCAGACCACCAGCCCGACGCAGTCGATGCCCGAACGCGTGCGCCCCTGATGCCGCCAGGGAACGCCAAGCCAGCCGCGGGCATCGGTGACGACCGCCTCGGGTGTGACGGCCTCAGGGGTAATGATCTCAGCGGGCATCGGGATAGCTCATCATGGCGTCCTGCCCCGGCACGTAGGGCTCGCCGCGGAAGTTGAGGACGTTGGCAAAGCGGGCGATGCAGGTGTCGAGGCGCTTGTCGCAGCCGGGATGGATGCGGAAGAGGTCGCCGACCCGGATCGCATAGCCCATGGGCAGGAACAGCTCGGCGCGGCCCGTTGCTTGGGTCCACGCCTTCACTTCGATCGAGCGTCCGGCATTCGGCCCGCTCTCCCAGGCCAGCACGCCGCCGGCGAACCAGCCGTCGGTCGCGCGGGACTCGTCGACCGATGCCGTGAACACCGCCCGGTCGACGACATCGGTGACGATCCCGGCCCGACTCCAGGACTCCATGGCCTCAAACACGGCCGTTCCGTCGGTGGTCTGCTGGCCGACGGAAGTGTCATAGGCTGGCTGGTCAGCAGCCGTCGTACCCGCACCGACGCAGCGGTAGACGCGATTCTCAAACACGGTCGCTGTGCCGACGCCTGTCGTCGTGTCGGTGAAGAAGCCGCTGACGGCGTCGAGCGCGGCATTGCACACCGAGCCGCTGACCCTCGTGCCGTTGAAGATCACGCGCAGCTGCCGGGTGCCCGAGGGAACCAGCGCGTCGGCGACCTGGCGGAGCGTCCAGAGGCCGGTCGTCGCCTCATTGCCGGTGTCGAGCGGTGTGGCCAGCACAGCGCCCAATTCATCGAGCAACTGCACGCGCAGCCGTCCCTGATCGACGGTGTTGCCGCCGCCATTGGCCCGCCAGCCGCCCACGGTCAGGCGGTAGTCGCCGGCATCGAGGATGGGCTCATCGAGAACATGGGAGAGATCTACGGTCTGACGCAGCTCGAAGCTCGCGACATTGCCGCCTTCGAGAAAATGCGTGCCGGTCTTCGGCCCAAGCGTTCCGCTCGCGGTCTTGGCGGCTGCCGAACCGGAGGCGACGGTCCAGCCGGAGAGATTGCCTGCGTCGAAGCCGGGATTGACGAAGGGAATGCCGATCGTCGTGAGCGCCGATGAGGTTCGTATTCGGACGGTGTCGCCGACGGCATAGGACGTCGAACGCTGGATCTCGGGCGGGTGGATCGGCACCTTGCAACGCGGGTCGCCGAGATCGGCGCGGCATTCCGGGCTGTAAAGCTCGCCGATGCGCTGGGAGAGCGCCTGCGTCATGCCGCGCAGCTCTGTGCGGAAAACGCCTTGCTCGGTCAGCACCACCTCGCCAAACCAGCCGCGCCGCATGCGAAGCGCGCCCATCGAAGGATCGGCCCAGTTGACTAGGAAGATGCGCACCTCCGCCTGATCAAAGAGACCCGCGCGCAGCTCCTCCTCGGTGATGGCCTCGTCATCGAACACGCCCTCTACGTCGAGATTGTCGACGCTGAGGCTCGCATCATTGGCGATCGCCGTGCGCGAATAGCCGGAGCTCGCCTTGTAGAGATCGCCATCGAAGACGAGGTCGCGATCGTGATCGGTAAAGAAGAACTCGCGCCCGTCGATGCGCGTGATGCGCCAGCAGGTGGCGAGCGTGGTCACCGGCCCCGCCAGGTGGGTGGCGAGCGCTGTCGATGTTGACTTCATGGGCGGATCTCCAGCACCGGGATCTGGCCCCAGCTGCCGAGCTGATAGGTCTCGATGGTGATGTCCATCTGATCGCTGTCGAAGCGAACCGGCACGTCGAACTCGAAATCCGCCGTCACCTGAACGCCGGACGCCGGCGCGGTCGTGAAGGTCACGAGCCCTGTCGCCGTGTTCACCGTCCAGCCCGTGACCGCCTCGACGCCGTCGCGGTAGATCTTGACCGTGCCAGGAACCGGCTTGGCGATGATGCGGCTCTCGATCTCGCCGCCGCTCGCATAGCGCCTGACGAGCTGGAAGGTCTTGTTGGCGCCATCGCCGATGCCCAGCACCTGCGCGAACGCCTGGTAGTCGGTCCAGTCCTTGAAGCGGAAGCCATAGGCGCGGCCCTTGCGGGCGCGGAAGAAGGCGATCAGCGCCGCGACCTGCTCGCGCTTCTTGAGGCCATGCGCGACGTTCCATTTGCCTCGCGCGGCGGCCCAGTTGGCATTGCGGCGCTCGTGCCCCGACACGGTCGTCACCACGGTCGTCGAATATCCCGGTCCGCCCGACGCCCCGTAGGAGATGTCGGGCGGGAACTGCACCTCGTGAAATCCACTCATCTGTCGACCCGTCAGAGATTACGCCGCGCTCGTTCCATGGCGCGGGCGGCGTCCGCCGCGATCTGGCCTTGCGCGTAGCGGAAGCTGTTCGCGTCGGGTGTCGAGATGTTCATCACCACATTGACGGGAGGGCGCGTGTCGCGGGCCGAGCCCATCGCTGCGAGCTGGGAGCGCGACAGCACCATCTCGCCCCGCTGCAGGATGGCGGGCACCTCGTCGGGACGAAGACCCGCCATGCCGCCGCCATGCAGGCGTGGCGCACCGGCAAAGGCGAGCGCCGGTACGAGCCGCTGCGGAGCCGGCGCGCCGACGATGCCGCCCGCGTGGAAGATGCCCGACAGGATGCCGCCGCCCCCGCCGAACAGATTGCCGAAGATCCCGCCGCCGCCACCCACGCCGCCGAGCGCGTTCGCAAGCGGCCCAAGGATCGCCGAGCGCAACGCGATGCGGGTGATGTCTGCCAGGATGCTATCGGCGAGCGCCTTGAAGTCGAATTTGCCGGTCGTCACGAACTTGGCGACAGCGTCTTCGGCCGACCGGAACGCGCTGGTGAGCGCATTGCCGAGGCCCTTGCCCCAATTCGCGGCTTCCTCGGCATAGCGCGCGAGCTCGTCCCTGACGGCGGCCCAGCCCGTTGCGGCCTCGTCAGCCGCCGCCTTGATTTCCCGGCCGGCTTCGCGGCTGGCTGCAGCGGCACGTCCGGCCGAGCCTCTGGCGCCCGCGCCATCACCTGCCTCATCGCCACTGCCGCCACCGATCGCGCCGAACGCCGTGTCGAGCCGCTCCGTCGCCGCGGCAGCCTCATCGATCTGGGTGTTCGCCCCGGACATCGCCTCACGGAGCGCGGCGACCGACTCCAGCGGCGCGCCAGCAAGTTCACCAAGGGCATTCGCGGTTTCGCGGGCGCTCTCGGCGGCGCGACGGGCATCCTCCGCGAAGGCGGAGAACCCGAGATCCGGAACGCGAAATGCATCGGTCTCGAAGGCGGCTGCAAAGGCGTCGCGCGCAGCCGCGCCAGCGCCTTCGGCGGCGCCCGCGAACTGGTTCTCGATCCGGCCAAGATCGATATCCGGAACGAGTCTGATTTCGGTCTCGATGCCGATCGCTGAAAGCGCGGCGCCAATCCCCTGAACCAGGCCGTTGATGCCGCGCGTGGCGCCGTTCAGCATCCATTCGACGGCGGCGATCAGCGCATTGGCCGCCCGAATGGCAAAGTCGCCGATCGCTGCCGGCAGTCGACCCCAGATCGCCACCATGGCGTCGAACGCGCCCTGGAAGACGTTGACGGTCCGATTGCCGAAAGCGATGACGGCATCGAGGGCGCCCTGCAGCGCGTCGGCGACGTTCGCCTGAATGCCGAGCCAGGCTGCGGCGATCCGGTTCTTCAGCACCTCGACGAGCAGGCCGATCCGGTCCCAGACCTCCCGCGCCACATCGCCCAGCAGATTGAGCGCCGCGCCGAAGCCGCCAGTCGCCTGCACGAGCCGCCCGAACTGATAGATCAACTCACCCGCCGCCACGACCAGCGCGCCGATCCCGGTGCGGATGATCGCCCCGCGCAGGAAAACGAGCGCAGTGGCAAGACCACGCACCGAGACCGCGGCCACCACCATGCTGGCGACGAAGCGCCCGGCCATGAGCCCGACGAAGGCGGTGGCGATCGAGGCAAGCCGTCCGAGATTGTCGAACAGAAGCCGAATGGCCTGCCCGAGCGGCCCGGTGGCGCGCGCCATGGCAGCGAGCGCGTCCGCAACGGCTTCCAAGGCGGGCGCTGCGGCGACCGCCAGCTGGTTCGAGACCCCACGCCAGATCAGTCCGAGCCGGGAGAGAGCGTCATTGGTGCGCTCGATCTGCGCCGCGTCCTGTTGCGACACCACCACCCCGAAGTCCCGCACGTCCTGCGTCGCCGTCCTGAGCGTCGCCGTGTCGATGCGCAGGAAGGTGAGCGCGGCGCGATCGCCGAAGAGCTGGGAGGCAACCGCCGCACGCTCGGCCTCAGGCACGTAGCGGGCGAGAGCCTCCTGGATGGCGGCGATGCGCTGGTCGAGGGGAAGGCGCTGCAGTTCCTGAGAGGTCAGCCTGAGACGTTCGAGCGCGCCGACCGCGGCTCCGGTTCCGGCTGCTGCCTGGCTCAGGCGCCGGGTCAGCTGGATAGTCGCCTGTTCGATCTCGCCCATGGAGACGCCGGCGAGATCACCGGCGCGCTCCAGCACCTGGATACTCTCGACCGTCGTGCCGAGCGAAGCCGCGAGCTTGGCTTGGTTGTCGATCACCTGCAGGCCGGAGCGGATCATCGCCGCCGCACCCGCTGCAAACGCTGCTGCAGCAGCAGCCGCTGCTATCTGAACCCGGCGATAGAAGGCGGCGACGCGCGTGTTCGCCGCATCCATTTCGCGGGAGAGGCGCCGCATGCCCTGTTCACCCGCATCGCCGATGCCCTGCAGCTCGGCGCGAACCTCGCGGCCGCCGACGACGGCAAGGCGCACCGACACCCTTTTCTCAGCCATCGTGTTCAGCCTTCATTTGCGCATTGAGGCCGCGCACCATCATTGCCTCGATGTCCGGCAAGAGCTCCGCGCAGATGAGTGTGTTGAGCCCGAGCGCCTCGGCCATCGCGAGGGCCGCATTCATGTCGAGCCCCAGGACTGCGCCGGGGATGACGCGCAGTTGGCCTGTAAGCCGCAGGGCCAGATCCCAGACCTGCCAGCCCTCAATTGTTACGGGGCGGTTCAGGACGGATGGGCATTCGCCGCAGATGCCGCGGCAGGATCGGCAATACCGGTCGCCCCCGCTGAAATGCCACTCGGCAAGGGCGCGGAGTCGTTTTTTTCCGCTTCCAGCAGCAGACCCTTCGAGACGTAGCGCAGCTGGAAGGCTTCAAAGAGCGGCAGGATATCGAGCAGCGCATCGATCCCTTCCGGCGTGACCGGCACGGGATTGCCGTCGGCATCGCCGACGCCCTCCCAGTCCTCGACCACGAGCCGCGCCAGCGCCTTGGCCATGGCGACCGCAATGGTCTCGTTCGAAGCTCCTTCGGGCAGGCTGGTGACGATCGGATCGCTGCGCGCCGCCGCCATCAAGGATGTCGTGAGCGGACCGACGTGCAGGCGCACGCCGTGGCCGAGATCGAGCCAGCGCGGCTCGCGGGAGAGTTCGAGACGGATCATGGATGCATCCTCATGCGTAGCTGGTGACGTCGTTCAGGAGATGGGCGCGCAGCATGGTGCCCTCGCTGTCATCGAAGGCGGCGCGCCAGTCGAAGCTCGCCTCGACCCCGCCGGGGCCGGAGACGGCGTATTTGGGTTTTGGCAGGAAGACGCGCGGCAGCTCGAAGCGGAGCGCATAGCCTTCGGGGAAGGTGAAGCCGTAATCGAGCGCGACGGGGTCGCCATTGGCGGCCTCGGCGACCAGCGTCGCGCCATCGAACCGTACCGACATCGAGCCTTCGGCGGACGCGAAGGTCGGATCGGCCGCCTCGATCTTGCCGTCCTCGCGGATCACCCGCACCCGTTCGAGATTGTTCGAGAAGGTGAGACTGCCGCCGGTGACACCCGCCAGCGCCGATCCGCCACGCCGGATGAAGCCGCGCCCTTGGCTGAAGCGGCGCAGCGAGAAGGCATCCGGGCTGGCGTCGACCGTCGCCGCGAAGCGTTCCTCGCCCTGCGCCACCAGCTGCAGGCGGGCATTGGCCGGCCCCTCCTGACCCATCTCGAAATTGAGGCTCTCCATCACCGTGCCTAGATGGCGGAAGAAGACCGGGGTCGTGAGCTTCGGGTGGCCAATCTCGATCGTGTAGCTCGGGATATCGTCGGCGCCGCTTTCCCAGACATGGGCATAGCCGCCACCGGTCAGCGTCGGGCCGGACACGCTCGCCGCCGATGCTGCAAGGGTGAAGCTGTTGCCAGTCGGGCCGGCCGTGTCGAACACGATCACGAGCGTCTGGGTGCTCGTCGGCCGGGAATAGGTGCATTTGGCGATCTCCGCATCGGCGGAGGCATTCAGATCGCTGACCAGTTGATCGAGGGTCTGAGTGACCGTCGCCTGGATTTCCGTCTCGTCGCCCGATGGCGTCCCGGAGACGAACGTCCAGACCGTGCCACCCAGCGTGATGGTCGCCCCGGGCGAGGGATTGGCCGCGAAGGAAATCGAGCCAGAGGCATTGACCGCCGCCGTCACGGGGTCGCCAAACAGGCCGGTCAGCCAGAAGCCGGTGCCGCGCAGATCGAACGGGATATCGATCTGCCCCTCATCGGTGATGAGGCCCCGGTAGGGATCCTGCGCGTTGCGTCCGCGCCCCAGGAGCGGGTCGTCCCCGAGCGGCTGCGCCGAAGAGAGATCGGTCGACTTGAAATCGAGGCTTCGATAGCCGGAGAGCGGAGCCACGCCGTAGCTCGCCTCGCGGCAAGCCTTCAGCGTGGCGTCCGCGCCGTAAGCGCGCACCTTGGGCATGGAGAACTCCTATTTCCAGGTTCAGGCAGTGAGCGGATCGCTCACCAGATATTCGACGGTGACGACGAGCCGGGCGGTGAGGATCGGGGCTGCACCCTCGATGGCGAGCGCCCCGGTCTCGGGCGCCGACGGCGTCAGATTCTCGGCGAGCCCGCCGAGGGAGGCGTCAATCCTGAGCGCCATTCCGATCGATCCGAGCAGCGTGTCGAGCACTGCCTCGCCTCCGCCCGTCGGATCGCGGGGCACATAGACCTCGATCTCGACCCGGTGCGCATAGAACTCCGTGCGCGGATTGAGCGTCACGTCTGGCTCGCCCGGATCGCCGTCGCGCAGGATGACGAGACCGGATGCCGGCACCTTCTCGGGCAGCACCTCGTTGCGACGCACGTTCGCGTCCAACGTGTTGTCGAGCGTCTGGAAGAGGGCTCCGAGGATGGCTTCACGGCGGCTGGACACTGGTTTTCCTTAAACTTGCGGCCAATGCAGGTGATCTCTCCGCACACGGTGCGGCGCGCACATGCACCGGGATGCGAAGAAGGCGAAGACGGGGCTACCGCCCGTCGACCCAGTTGCGGACGACCAGGCCGGGCAGCCGCTCCTGCCAACTGTTCGCGGCGGAGGCGACATCGAGCCGCTTCCTGAATGTCACCTGCGGCACCAGAATGAAGATCGGCACGGTCACCAAGCCGCGCCCGCTCCGCACAGCGGCGGCACTGGCTCTGGCGTATCCGCCCCGCTTCCCCGTCCGCGCCCGCATGTTGTCGGCGACGAGCAGAGACGCAGCGTTGCGCCGGTAGACGAAGCGCAGCCGCTGCCCGGTACGCCGTTCCCATCCGCCGGGCGTAATCTTGCGGCCACCGTCGCCGAAGCGTCCGGCAGCAGCGGTCGGAATGGCCAGGAAGAAACCCTTGGTCGACCGGATGGTGGCGCCGTCTTCATAAATGCGAATGATGCCCGGCGCCTTCGACCAGACGAGCCCCGCCGCCCGGATGCTGTTCTGGCCCTTGGGGAAGGTCTCGGACCGCCAGGTGCGCGCCAGCCGAGGGCCGAGCCCCGCATTGGTGATCTGCGTTCTGAGCTCGGTCTTGAGTCCCTCCGCCGCCTCACCGACACCGGCCGTGACAGCCTTTTCGGCCGCCTTGACCTCCTCGGCCATGATGCGACCAAGGTCACCGATGATGTTCGCGGACAGCCTCATACGGGTCTCAGCTCCACGGTCCAGACAAGGCGTTCGCTGTCGCGCACGGGCTCTCCCTGGACGACGTAAATCGCGCCGTCGATTTCGAAGGCATCCGCTTCCGTCAGGCTCGGGGCGTCGCGCGTTCGTACATCACCAATGACGCTTTCGCTCCAGATGCGCGTCTCGCCGAAGCTCTCGACACGATCCGGCTGTCGCAAGACAATCCGGACGGTCACCGGCGCGCCCGTGCCGCCTGCCCGCCAGATGGCATCCCGCGCGAGATTGAGATCGGCGAAGAGGTCGTCGATCGCCTCTGCGAAGATGCTCATGCTCAGTTGCTGGAAAAGATGCGCACGGCGAGACGCGGCCGCTTGTTGATCGGCAGGATCGAGGCCTCGGTCTTGACCTCAATGGCGCTGCCGTCGGGGCGGGCAATCTGCCGCGCGTAGATCGGAAGGCCGACCGTGTTGACCGTCTCGATCAGGTTGGCCGGCGCGCCGTGGGTGACGAAGGTGTCGAGCGTGCCGAGCGGGAACGCGATGCCCTCGCCGGAGGGGATCAGCGTTTCCGTTGTGCCGGTCGAGAGCGTGACGGTGGCGTTGTATTCCTCGAACAGGATGCCGGCGAAGGGGAAGCGGCGACGCGTGTCCTCGCGCAGCGGCTGCGCCCCGGTCGAGGAGTAATACTTGTAGGCCTCCTCGACCTTGGCGTGGCCGATCAGCTTGTCGAAGAACTCCGGGCTCACCATCGCCAGCACGCCAGTCATGGTCTCGCCCTTGAGCTCGGTCTCGACCTTGCGCAGAACGTCGCGCACCTTGCCCTGAACCTGGGTGCCGGCGGTGCCGAGCACGAAGTCCGTCTCAAGCTGCGTGAGCCCGAACTCGGTGAAGTAGTTGTAGAGCGTGGTGCCGGCGCCGTCCTTGACGATGCCGCGCAGCGCGTTGACCTCCATGTACTCGCGCGTCTGGGCGTGCTTGACCCGCATGCGCGTGAGCTTGCGCTCCATGACGGTGGCGAGCGGGTCGGCGGCATCGGCCACGCCGAAGCCGCGCACGCCCTGGATGTCCTGGGGCGTGATCACGTCGTCGTGGGGAATCCACGGCACCGTGAAGGAGCGCATGGAGCGCGTGTCGCGGTTGGCGACGGTGGCGGGACCGCCGAGCGGCACGGTGGGCAGGAGGTTCAGCACGCCTTCGGCCTGCTCGATGACGACGGAGCGCTGGGTGACGCCCTCGAAGCGGAACAGCCCCATCTGCCCGAGCCGGGTGTAGACGTTGGGCAGGATGTTGATGGCCTGGGTCATCTCGGCGAGCGAGTAGCCGCCCGCGTCGAACGGGTTGATCATGGCGACCATGATGTCGGGTCTCCTTGGGATGGAACGGGCATGAAAAAGGCCCCGAAGGCGGACGCCTCGGAGCCGGTGACGGATTGGATCTGACGAGCGTGGATCAGGCGGTGTCGCGCGGCACGATGCCAGCAGAGCTCAGCTCGGCGTGCTTGACGGCCGTCTTGGCCGCGTCATCGATGGAGGCGTCGAAGACGAGCGCCGCCTTGGAGACGATCGCCGGGCCGCGGGCAACCACGAGGCCGGTCCTATCGCCGGCCGTCGCGTCGACCGCCTCGATCAGGACGGCCGTTGCGACCTCCGCACCCTCATCTCCGACGACCTCGGCGTCCGGCGACAGGCGGTATTTCTCCGACGCGGTGATCCGGCCGAGCACGGAGCCGAGCGCGTAGTTGGCGCCGGCCTTAAGGGTCACAGCCTCGCGGCAGTAGCTCGCATTGAGCTCGTATTTGAGCAAGTCGCCGAGGGTCGGCGACATGGTGAGAACGGTCATAGTGATCCTCCTTGTCGTCAGCTGCGGTTGGCCGAGGCGCGCTCACGCGCACGACGCACGATGGGGCTTTCGCCGCCGTTCGAGGCCGGTGAGCCGGCCGGTGACGGCGCTACGGCAACGACGGTGCTGGCCTCGGCGCGTGCCGCGAGTGCGTCGAGCATGGAGCTTCGCAGCGCATGCGGCGCAATCCCTTTGGCCATGGCGTCGGCGGCGTCGATGGCGACGCCCAGCCGGGCGCCTTGGGCGGCAATGGCGGCGATCTCCGCATATTCGGCGCGCAGCCGCTCGGCCGTCTGATCGGTAGTGGGCGTGTCGGTTGTTTCCGGTGCGCCACCAGGCGGCGCCGACAGCGGAGCCTCGGGCGTTTCCGGATCGGGTGCGCGGGTCTCGCTGACGGCGGCGTCTTCGGCAGTCGGGTTGCGGTCGGGTTCGACTATCATGGCGGTCTGTCTCCTTGAAGGTTGATGAGCGCGGGCGCGTTGCGATGCGCCCGTAATGAGGCGTGGCGGGTCCAGCGCCCGGGCGAGATCCGCAAGAGCGAGATCGACCGTGCCGAGCTTGTCGGCCATTCCGGCGTCTATGCCTCGCTGGCCCCGATAGATCGCGGCCTGTGTCGCGTGGACAGCGTCGGGGCTCATGTTCCGGTTGCGCGCCACCAGGGTGACGAGGTCCGCATGGAGCGCGTCGACATCTGCCTGGATCGCCGAAAACGCCGTATCCGAGAGCGGCTCGTGGGCATTGCCGTCGATCTTGCGATCGCCCGCGTGAACGAGCGTCCATTTGAGGCCGGCCATGACGTCGGCGACGCTCTCGTCGACATGGATGGCGACGACGCCGATGGATCCGACCTCCGCCGTCCGGGTGACGTAAAGGCGGTCCGCCACGCTGGCGATGGCAAAGGCAGCCGACAGCGCGCTTTCGCTCGCGACAGCCCAGAGCGGCTTCTGCGCGGCTTCGCGCAAGGACACGAGGCGATCGACCAGGTCGAAGAGACCGCCGACCTCACCGCCTGGCGAGTCCAGCTCCACCAACACGGCCCGCACAGAAGGATCGGCCAGCGCGGTTTCCACGGCGGAGGCGATCTCGCCATAGTCGCTGGCGCCGAGGAGACTGGTCAGCCAGTCGCCGCGCGTCACCAATGGTCCGAGAATCGGCACCACGGCGATGCCAGCCTCGGTGAGAACATGACTCGCCCCTGGAGACGCATTGCGGGCCGGAAGCATGGCCGGCCGGGCATCGAGCATTGGGCCGGCGGCAAGCAGGCCGTCGAGCGCCCGCGGGGCGATCGCCAAGGGCCGGCCGCCGAGCCGGGTGAGCAGCGGATTCAATCGCGTCATGGAAACCTCAGTCGGCGGCGACGTTCGCCTGGTTGTCCGCTGGTGCTGCCTGTGCATCGTTCAGCAGCGTGGGGTCGGAGGATGCACTGCCGAAGGAGAGGCCAAGCTGACGCTCTCGCGCACGGTCTGCAGCAATCTCGGCATCGACCTGATCGGCGTCATAGCCGCGCTCGGCGAGCGCCTGCGTCCGGCTCTTCAGCCCCGCCTCGATCTGTTCGATCTCGGCGCGGGCGTCCTTCAGCGGATCGACCCAGTCCCATTTGGGCGGCAGCCAGGAACAACCGAGCCAGGTGCGCCGCTGCTGTTCGTAATCAGGCAAGTCGAGCGCGCCTGACACGACCGCCGTATCGAGCCAGCGCGCCCAGACCCGTCGACAGATCTGCCAGACCATGACCGAGTGCTGATACGCCTCGATGCGGCGGCGAAACTCGAGGAGCGCGAGCCGCGAGTTCGAGTAGTTCGCTTTCAGCATGTCGTTCGACAGATACGCATACGGAATGCCGAGCGCCGCTGAGACCTGCAGTAGCGTGCGGTACTGGAACGGTTCGTAGGTCTGGCCGACATCCGCCGGCGCCGAGGTCTGCACTTCCTCGCCCGGCTCCAGCATGACGATCTGGCCGGGCTGCAGGTCCATCGTTCTTTCGCCGCCTTCTTCGCTCTCGGCGATGTCGAAGGGCTCCGCCGGCGCCGGCGTGGTGATGAACAGCGCATGCATCGCCGCGACCTTCTTCCGGTCGAGCTCCGCATCGTCGTACTGGTCGAGCAGGAACAGCTTCACGATGCCCGGCGCAAAGCGGGAAATCCCGCGCAACTGCCCCGCATCGACCGGATCGATCACGTGGATGACCTCGGACGCCGGCACCCGCACCGTCTCGCCGGAGAGGCCCGGATCGGTCACGTCGCCCGGATGGCGGCGCAGGAAATGGTAGGCCACACGCCTGCCGATACGGTCGAATTCGATGCCCTGGCGAATGACATTGCCGCCCGCCACCTGCTCATTGCGCGAGAGCGGCAGCATCTCGGAGGGGATCATCTGCAGCTGCAGCGGCACCATGAGTCCGTCCTCGGGCCGGCGCGGACGGAAGCGGAAGAACACCTCGCCGGCAATGAATACCTCGCGCGCGGCGCGCCGCTGCTGGCCGTAGAAGTCGGTGAACCCCTCCGCATCGCTGTCGTCGGTCCAGTCGAGCCAGAGACGCTGCACGCGCGCCTTGAGATCGGCATCGGCGATCAGGGACGACGGCTTGATGCCGTCGCCGACGACGTTGCCGGCCCAGCTCTCGATGGCGTTCGCCGCATAGCCGTTGTTGCGCACGAGCCAACGGGCGCGTGCGGTGATGTCGGCGCCGGCGGCCGCGATCAGCGTGTTGAGATGCGCCCGGCTCGGCTGGAAGTGCCGCAGCCTTCGGCTTCCCTGGCCCGCTTCAAAGCCGCCCACCAGAGCGCCGATGCGGCGGCGCCACCGTGTGATCGATTCCAGCACGGGTCAGAGCCCCTTGCTTGCCGTCGTGCGAACGATGCGACGGCGCGCGCCGGTTTGCTCCTCGGCGATCCGCCGTTCGAGGTCGCCGAGGGCGGCCGCCATTTCAGCATCGCTCGCATAGGTGATGCGGCGACCCTCGACCTCGACGGTGCGTACGCCACGCCAACGCGCGGCGAGCAGCGCATCGCGGCGCGCGATCATGTCTTCAAGCGTCATGGTGTGGGTCTCAACTCAGATAGCTGGGTGTGAACACCCGTCGACCACGCCGGGCGGGCGCTCGTCGCACCAGACCCGCGGAGGCGGTTCCCGGCGCGCCGGGTTCAGAGGCGGTGGCCTCTGGCGCCGCTGTGTCGCGTGGATCGAGCGAGCCGACCTGGCGTTCGAGATCACGCCATTTCTCCTCGCCCCAGCGGTCGGCACCGGCGATCCAGGCGGCGGCGCGGGCATAGACCCGGCAATCCAGCGCCTCGTTACGCTCGCGCAGTTTCTGCCATTCGAGCCGCTGAAACCCGCGCCTGGTCTTCACCGTCACCAGCTGCTCGGCGACGAACTGCTTGCACCACTCGCTGTCGGCCCAAGTCGGCAGGTGGATGGTACCTGCGGGGAAGCGCGCGCCTCCGGCACGCACCTCGTCGGTCGGCCGTTCGAGCCGGAGGTAGCGATAGGTCTCGGCCTTGAAAGTCGAGACCGCGACCGACCACAGCCGCGCGCCGCGCCGCAGTCGCTTGCCGCCAGCGGTCGCATCGACATAGGTCGGCCCGGAGACCGGGCTCGCCCGATTGAATCCCTCGACCCCCTTGACCGGCGCCACCTGCGCGAAGCCGGCGCGTCGGGCCCATGCATAGACGGCCGGCGCCTCATAGCCGGTGTCGATCGCCAGACGCGACAGACCCATCGCCGTCCCTGAGGCGTGCGGCCAGCTGCGGCCCAACAGACCGTCTAGTTGAGACCAGGCGGCGGCATGTTCCGGCCCGCCCTCGATGACGATGTGGTCGACGAGCCAGCTCTCTAGCCCGCGCCCCCAGGCCCAGACGTCGATCTCGATCCGGTCCTTCTGGACGTCGGCGCCGGCGGTGAGAAACAAGCCGCCCATCGGCACCGTGCCGGCCGGCCAGCTCTCCCTGCGATCGTAGAGCCGCTGCCAGTCCGGCGCTTCGCCCGTCTCGACCCATGTCTCGCCCAGCGATGTATTGACGAAGGTCTTCATCGCCTCGTCGCCGTGATCCTTCGCCGACAGAAAGGTGCGCACCATGGCTTCCAGGCGGACCCAGGAGGAATAGACCTCGTTCAGGTGAAAGCCGGCGATGCCGTCGAACGGGGCCTCGGCCCGCCATTCGCCCCGGCGCACGGCGGCCCAGCGTTCGGCGTCGCTCCAATGCGCGCGGCAATGGCGGCATTGGTATCGCGCGGTCTCCGGCCGGTGGGCGCCGTCCGCGTCGCGGTCCCAGCGAACCTGCTCCCAGACCAGCGTCTGATGCTCGCCGCATTCTGGGCACGGCACGAAGAACCGGCGCCTGTCGCTTTCGGCATAGGCGGTCTCGATCCGGCTCGCGCCACGGATGGTCGGCGTCGAGACCAGCACGATCTTGCGGTTCCAGAAGGTGACGGTGCGCTTCTTCGCCAGATTGACCGGATCGCCCTCGGCGCCGGCGCTGAACGGATAGCGGTCGACCTCGTCGCACAGGAGGATGCGGATCGGCCGGCTGGCCAGGCCCGAGGGTGCATTGGCGCCGACGATGGTCAGATGCCCGCCGGGAAACTTCTTGTGCAGGATCTTGTTCGAACCGTCCCGCGACTTCGGATCCGAAATCCGCCCATGCAGACAGGGCGTATCGCGCGCCATCGGCGAGAAACGGTCCTTCGACCAGGTCTCCGCATCGCGTTCCGTCGGCATCACCACCATCACCGGCGCCGGGTCCTGGTCGATGTGGAATGCAACGGTGTTGAGCAGCACCTCCGTCTTGCCGGTCTGGCTCGACGACATCACGACGACGCTTTCGACCGCCGGATCGGAGATCGCGTCCATGATGCCGCGCTGGTAGATGGCCCGCTCCGTGCGCCAGCGGCCGGGCTCGGCGCTGGCTTCGGAACTCAGGCGGCGCCTGGCGTCGGCCCATTCACTGATCGTCAGGGTCGGCGGCGGCGCCAGGATCGTCAGCGCCTTGCGCGTCGCCTGCGCCAGCCGCGCCGGCCCCTTCAGCATCAACGGCGATGGCCGGGAGGCTGGCGAGTTCCGCGAGCGCTTCGGTGATCGCGTCGCGGATCTGCGCGCGCGTGCCGGCAATGGTGGACTCCTCGTGGACGAGCGGCGCCAGCCTGTCGGGCAGGACCAGCAGACGCGCGCGCAGGCGGGCCAGCACGGCGATCCAAGCCTCCTCGACCTGAGCGGCCGGCAAGAGATCGCCGCGCCGGACAGCTGCGTCCATTTCGGCGAGATCGGCCTTGGCCTTGATCAGCCGAGCGCGCTCGACACCGAAATCCGCGGCGCCCGTCTGCGACCGCGTCGCCAGTTCGCGCAGGTAACGCACATAGCCGCGCACCGTGCCGACGAGATCGTAGCGCCCGCGTTCGGGGCCGGCCCGGACCGACGCCGGGATGATCCCGTCGCGCGCCAGCTGCTGGACCCGCCTTTCGGTCAGGTCCAGGAGCCGAGCGATGACCGCGATGGGTTGGGTATTGGTCGCCATGAACGGGGGCCGCTCCCGGGCAAGATCAGGTCATGTCGGGAGCCCCGCCATCACTGCAGAAAAAACAATGAAATGATGCACTTATCGACTTGATGAGGGTGCCGATCAGAGCCTGTATGGGGTCACCATCAAGCGCTGGAGACCGCCATGACCAAGTCCGGAAACACCGCTTCCGCCCTCGACGCTTTCATCGCCAAAAAGGCGGAGATCGACGCGATGCTGGAGCGCATCAAGGCCCTGAGCGACGACCACTTCGACACCAGCCCCGACGAGATCAATTGGGGCCACGTCGGAACCCTCGCGCACTATGCCGAACTCCTGAAGCGCATCACCGACGCAGCCTTCAAGGAGGGCGAGCACGCCGATTAGGCGCGCTGCTTCCCGCCTTCGCCCCGATGGGCTCGCCCTCGGGGCTCGGGGCAGTAGAAGGTCCGCGATGGTCGCGCGCCTCTCCTGAAGAAGGATTGCCCCATGACCAAACTCACCGACACCCAGATGATCGTCCTCAGCGCCGCCGCGCAGCGCGCGAACATGCTGGCTCTACCGCTCCCGAAGAACCTCAAGGGCGGCGCAGCGCAGAAAGTGATTGCTTCGCTCCTCAAGCAGGGCCTGCTCGAAGAGATCGATGCCGACACGCGCATCGGCGAACACATCTGGCGCGAGACCGGCGACGGCCACGGCGTCACACTCGCGATCACCGAGCACGGGCTCGCCGCCATCGGCATCGAGCCGGAGGCCTCGCGTGACGCTGCGGAGCCGACGCAAAGCGATCATGCTGCCGTCAGGACGCCATCAAAGCCGAAGGTCCGAGAAGGCAGCAAGCAGGCCCAGTTGATCGCCATGCTGCAGGGCGCCGACGGAGCAACCGTCGCCGAGATCGCCGCCGCATTCGGGTGGCAGCCGCACACCGTGCGTGGCGCCATCGCCGGGGCGCTCAAGAAGAAGCTCGGGCTCGATGTGACCTCCGAGAAGGTCGAGGGACGCGGTCGGGTCTATCGCCTCAGCCGGGAGGGCTGAGCCATGGCGAGGATCACCATCCACGACCGTCTCGTCGCCGCCCTGCAGCACCGGGGCGAAGCGATCATCGCTGATGCACGCTCGACCCGCTATACGGTCCTCACGCGAACGCGCCGGGAAACCGGCGAGCAGGTCGGCTTCTATTTTGTCGGCCGTGCCGGCGCGCTCCGTGCCGGCCGCACCGTGGGCGAGAGCCGGCCGGTGGGCGCCGACTTCCGGGCGAAGCTTCTCGGCATAACGACCAGCTGACACGTCATCCTCACTGAGCCGCCGCTGCCCGCCATGGGCGGCGGCGTTTCGCTTATGCAGTCCAAGAGCGCATCCTCTCGAACATGCGCCGCACGGCATAGCTGCGCGCCACGGATACCAGCGTGAATAGAGCGCCGATCAACAGATTGTCGCTCAGGGACACCTGCAGACCGAACAGCGGGAAGACCGCGATCTGGGTCAGCACGGCCACGCCGTAACCGATCGCGACATTGCTCAACGCCTCGATCAGGGACATTCGGCGCGACTGCATCATGCGGCATCCTGATCGCTGTCACGAGCGCCGACGCGCTCGGTCCTCACCTCGTCGAAACTGCGATTCTCGCCCTCCAGCCTTGCCGATTTCCCGGTGAAGGCCTGCCAGCGGTTGACGATCACGTCACAAAAGGTCTCGGAGAGTTCAAGCCCGAAGACGCGTCTCCCCGTCCGCTCGCCTGCGATGAGTTGCGAGCCCGAGCCGGAGAACGGCTCGTAGCAAATCTCACCCGGCACCGTGTGCAGTTCCATCGGCAGCGTGAATACGCGCACCGGTTTCGAGGTCGGGTGCTCGCGCGTCTCGATCTCGCTCGACGGGATGGACCACACCGTCGTCGGCCAGTTCTCGAAGCCTTCGCGGTTGACGCGCGGCTTGTTGCCCGAGCGCCAGCCGAACAGGCAGGGCTCGTGCGCCCACAGCATGATCGAGCGCGTGAGCACCGGACGGCTCTTGGCCCAGATGATCTGCTGGTGATGCAGAATATCGAATTTGGACCAGCAGGCTTCCAGCATCGCCTGGCGCCGCGAGGCATGCCAGCAATACCAGGCCGCGTCCTCCTTGATGGCGCAGTCGATGGCGACCTGCATGAACGCTTCATAGAACTGCGGCCCCTGGGATGAATCGTCCCAGTGCTTCTGTTCGATGTAGTCCTCGGACCAGTCCTTGTTCGCGATCTTCTTGGCCCGGGCGGACGCGCTCTTCTTCGTTGGATGGTTGGTGCCGTCATAGTCGACGAGGTAGGGCGGATCGGTCGCAAACAGCGCGGCGCGTTCGCCGTTCATCAGTCGGATGACATCCTCGGCCGAGGTCGAATCTCCGCAGAGCAGGCGGTGCTCCCCAAGGATCCAGAGATCGCCTCGGCGGGTGACGGGCGTGGCGGGCGGCTCAGGAACATCGTCTTCGTCCACCAGCCCCTCGACGGGCGCCTCGGCCAAGAGACGGGCCAGTTCGTCGTCCTCGAAACCGGTCAGCGCCAGGTCGAACTCGTCGAGCTTCAGATCGGCCAGTTCGAGCTTGAGCAGCTCGTCGTCCCAGCTCGCATTCTGATGCGAGCGGTTGTCCATCAGCCGGTAGGCGCGCAGCTGCGCCGGCGTCAGGCCCTGCGCGACATGCACCGGCACGCTCGTCATGCCGAGGCGCTTGGCCGCCTCGTACCGGGTGTGGCCGACGACGATCACCATGTCCTCGTCGACGACGATCGGCTGTCGCCAGCCGAACTCGGCCAGGGAGGCGGCGACCGTGGCGACAGCCTCCTCGTTGCGGCGCGGGTTGCGCGCATAGGGCACAAGCTTGTCGATCGGCGTTTCGACGACGTCCATGGTCGGTCCGGTGCGATAGGTGAAGGATCTGATCCGGCGGTCGCGAAACCAGCCGACGCGCTGCGCCGGCGAAACGGGTCCCGCTTCGCCGATGCGCTCGAAACGAAACGCCCCCGACCGGCGGCTTCGCCATCGCCGAGGCACGCAGACGCCTAAGTATTTGAACTTACGAGGCGAAGGATGCGGGCGAAACGAAATGGCCTATTTCGGCGCCGTCACTGGGCAAGCATCGCGCCATTGCCGCCAGCATACGATTTCGGCCAGGGAGGAACCGTGCATCTCGCCGGTCGGTGATCATCCCCGCACGCGGCTCGCCTGAGCATAACGGAGAACTAGCCCAAATCGACGATGTGTGTCTCGCCGGGAAATGTCTCAGCGAAAATTGTCTCACGCATCAAAATGAACTTGACGACCGAACGCGGTCGACGAGGAAAGCGCGCGAACGCTTCGCCGGCACTTGCTGTCCATTCAGCTTCCAGGTGATGACGCTGAGGCCGTACTCCCAGCGGCGGCACGCCGTGGCGCGGGAGATCCCGAAGCGCCAGCAGATCGGCTTCCACGGGGTGCCCTCGGCGCGCGCCCAGACAAGCCGGGCATCGTCCGGCTCCAGCCATCTGAGCCAGGGCAGCGTCGCCTCCATCCGGCTGATCGCGTCCGGCAATGGTGGCGGACGTTTCATGCGCGGCGGCTCCTGACCGACGAGATCAGCGAACTCATGCACGATCTTCGGCCATACCGAGAAGTAGCCTTGCACCCGAACCTCGGGCAGGCGCTTCATGACATCGGCAGCTTCGATCAGCCGCTCCTCGACCTGTTCGCAAGTCCATTCAGCCATGCCAATGCTCCGTCGGCTGGCGCCGTCCGCCATAGAGCTTCTCGCCGAGCTGGCGAACGAGTTCTCGCTCGGGCCAGGTGAGGCGCGGATCGGTGGGGCTGACGACGAGGAGGCCCTGCTCGCGCCAGCCCTCCCGCTTGACCTCTTCGGCCGACCGGCGTTCGCCGCCATATCCTTTCGGCAGCCACCTCATCGTCCGACCTCCTGCAGCACCGCTGCATAGCCGGCGATGTCGAGGATCGAATCCTGATGCTTCGGATCGTGCCCGAGCCGCGCCAGCTTCAGATCGATGAGGCAGAGCACGACCTCCGCCGGCGTGATGGGCCGGCCGAGCGTGATCGACCAGCGTCTGGCGACCACGGCCATCGCGGCGGCCGGCTCGCCGTAGATCTTGCGGCGCTCGGCGACGACCGACGCGGCATGCCTGAGCATCGTCTCCCCGCTCATCGCACGCCTCCATCGGTCTCGATGGCCCAGAGCAGGATGGCGATGGCGTCGGCTTCATTATCGTCCGCGGGTGAGAAGCCGCGGGCGCGAACGGCGGCCATGACGGCGGCCTTGTCGGCGTTGCCCTTGGCGGCGACGTGCCGCTTGATCGTGCCGACGGGAACGCCCTGATAGGCGATCGCGTGGCTCTCGCACCAGGCGGTCAGCGTCGCCAGAAAACCGCCATAGAGATGAGCCGCGTCGGTGCCGACATGCCGACGAACCTCCTCGAAATAGATCGCCGCGAGACCGCCGGCGTCGGCAGCGATCTGGTCCAGCCAGCTCCGGAAGCGCAGGTAGCGCATGCCGCCACCGTCATAGCGGCTCGGCCGGAAAGAGACCGTGCCGCTTGTGATCAGGTCGTCATGGCTGCGCAGGGCCCAGCCGGTCGTGGTGCCGAGATCGAGGCTGAGAATGGCGCGATGCGCATGAGCCGGATGCGGACGGAATGCGATGGCCCCTGCTGCGGCGGGGCCGGTTTCGATGGTCGAAATCATGGTTCTCTCCAAGGCGCGCGGGCAAGGGTCGGCTTTCGGATCGAAGACTCATCGCGGCGGACCGGTCGCTGCCGCCTGGAGACGGCCGAGTTGACGGAGCATGCCCATCAGAGCACCTCCTTGAGCCAGTCCGGCGCGGCGCCGTTCGGGGAACGTGATGAGGGACGTTCCCCCGCATGTTCCCCGGTGCAAGCCGTTGACGAACAAGCGCTTTGGGAAGGTGACGAAGGTGGGGAACGTTTTTCCCCATCCTCCATCGCGTGGGCGCAGCCGCGCACATGCGTTAGTGTCGAAAAACGTTCCCCATGTTCCCCACGTCCCCCGGAGCCTTTTGTTTCAATGGGTTGTGCCGGGGAACGTTGGTTTTCGACGTTCCCCTTTTCGGCGCAACGTTCCCCGCCCGATGCCGCGACACCTTGCGGAAAACGTTCCCCACGTTCCCCTTCGATCGTGAGCTGCCAGCGCTTGGCCTGATGGGAGACGCCCAGCGTGCGCACGCGCATCTTGCGGCCGTCGATATCGAAGACCCGGTCGCGCATGCGGGCGAGCGCCTTGCCGAGCCGTGTGCGCTGTGACCGGTCGCCCCCGGCGCCGAGCGGCAGCGGCGGCTCGCAGGCCAACGCCACCTCATAGAGATCGCCGGTGCCGACCTCCGCGGTCCCGAAGCGGTCCCACCAGGCGCCAATGAAACTGCGCCAGATCGCGCCCTCGCCATCGGCGGCAGCGAGCATCTCGTCGAGGTTGGCGAGAAATCCTTCGATCCCGGCGACCTCGAGGACCCCGCCCATGATGCGCGACCAGCTCTCGTAGCTCCCGATCATGCGCGCGCCCCGTGGCCTGCCGGCGGCCAGCCAGGCCCGGCACAGCGTGAGGCAGGCCGTGACGAGGCGCGGCCGGTTGGCGCGGACCCAGCTCATGAGATCGGGGTGGCGGAACCCCTCGCGCCGCCAGGGTTGATCAACACGGGCGTCGAGGCGGATGCGCACGATGCGGCGCGCCATCTCGTTGGAGAATTCGGGATTGTTGCCGGTCGCGATCCAGACGCAGCGGATCGGCAATCGCGTCATCTCGGACGCCCCGAGAATGCGGTCCTCCCAGAAGGGCGCGGTGAGCGCTGCCGCAAGCGCCGAGGAGTCGAGCGGGTGACGCAGATTGTCGATGAGCACGATCGAGGGAATCTGGCGCAGCTTGGCGGTCAGCCGCTTGCGCCACTCTTCATCGTCGCGGCCCTCGGTCATCACGGAGGCGCTGACGCCGGTCAGCACGGTCGCGATCGCGTCGACCATCAGGGTCGCGCCGGTGCCGGGTGTCGGCTTCTCGATCAGATGAAGCGGCGTCGGTGCGTCGATCATGGCGCGAAGAAAGCCGAGCAGCATCAGGGCAACGGCATGCGCCCGCTCCGCATGGCCGGTGAAGGGGAACTCGCCGAGCATGTCGTCGATGATGAGACTGCGCGCGGTCGCGATCTCCGCCGGCGACGGGCGCTCCGGAACCTGCGGCACGGCAAAGCCCGGGGCCGGCTGGTAGAGCAGCCGCGCATCGGGGTGGTAGCCGGGCTCGGTCAGGAGGGCGCCATTGCGGCCGAAGACCGGCGTGGTGACGATCCCCGCCAGGACCGGCAGGCCGGGATCGGGTGTCGCCAGCAGTGACTTGATGAGCGGCGTCGGCGGATGCGCGGGGACGAGATCGCCGTTGCGCGCCAGACGCCGCCAATCGGCGAGCTTGGCGAGCATGTGCCGCAGGCGCTCTTCCGTCACCGGCCGGGCCATGGGCAGGCCGTCATCGTCATGCACGGCCCATGTCGGCATGCCGCCGCTGCGAAAGAGCCATGGCGTGTTGTTCGAGGCGAGCAGCAAACCCCAGCTGCGAGCATGGGCGCGGGCGAGATCGCCCTCATCGGCGCGCAGTTGCGGCAAGCGCCCCTGGGGCTCGACGAAGCCGATCGGGCGGTTTCGAGCGCCATCCTGCGCATCCGTGCCATCCGCCACTGCACACGGCTCGGCCGCGGAGATGATCTGACGGACCGCATCCGCGCCGTCGCGCAACAGGACGTCGTTGAAGTCATCGCCTTCCGCCCGCGGCAGGGCGATGGCGACACTGCGGCCTTCGGCGAGGAGACGCCGCGCCGCCGCTTCGGCTGCACGAAGGCCCGCGCCCGACGCATCGTGGTCGGCCAGCAAAACGACACGCCGGGCCTCCGGCGGCAGGACAACCTGTTCGAGGTTGGTGGCCGAGAGCGTCGCCCATACCGCCATGCCCGGGCAGGCCGTCATCACGGCGAGCGCTGTCTCAATGCCTTCGCTGAGACCAAGGACAGCGTCGTCGCCGATCGAAGCCAGCCGCACGGCGCCACCGCCGACGCGGCCCAGCATCTTCTTCGGTTTTTCGACCTCGGCTTTCGCCGCCCCATCCGGCCGCAGGTAGATGCGGTGCAGGGCAACCACGCTGCCGGCGCGATCGCGAACCAGCCCGACGATGGCCGGGAACCCGGTCTTCGTATCCCAATGCGCGAGATCCGGATGGAACAGGAGGTCGGACGGTGGCGGAACCGTGAGCCCTCGCGCGCGCAGATAGGCCTCGCCCGGTGTCCCGATGATCGGGATGGCCCGCGAGAGGATGATCTCGATTTCTCGGGCAAAGTCTTTCTCCGGCTTCGTGGAAGCCGCCGACGGTTCGCGACGCGCTGGCGGCGCGGCGGACCATCCGACCAGATCGGCGGCATAGGCGAAGAGGTCGCGGCCCTTGAGGCCGGTCGCCTGTTCCAGCGTGCTGAGCGGTCCGCCGCCCTTGCCGCCGTCGAAGTCGATCCAGTCGCCGGCGTGCTCGCCTCTGAGCGTGATCACGCAGGAACCGTTCTTTCGCGGCGCAGCGCCATTGATGTTGGCGAGGCGCCATTCGTCGCCGTTGCGACGGCCGTTCGGAAAGTGCTGCGGCACCCAGGCGCCGGTCCTGTCACGCAGGCCAGCCACGATGGCGTCGAGATCGTAATGGACCGCGGGCGTTCTGGCGGGTGCGATGTCGTTGAAATCAATCAAGGATCACCAGCCCTTGCTCCGCGCGCGTGATGGCGGTGTAGAGCCAGCGGGCGCGGTCCTCGGCGGTCCGCCCGAGACCGTCGTCGTAGACGATCACGTTCTCCCACTGCGACCCTTGGGCCTTGTGGCAGGTGATGGCGTAGCCCCAGACGCTCTCGACAAGCCCCCGCATGTCACGCCAATCGCGGCGCAGGCGCTCGGCGTCGTAGGCGACGTGGTCGTCGAAATGCCCCTTGTAGAACCACTGGCGGCCGGGAACGCTCGCTCCGTCCTCCGTCCGCACCGAGGCACTGAACGCGAGAGGGCTTTCGTCGCGGATGTCCGAAAGGTCGAGGAACATGCCGTTGACGAGACCGAGATCGTGCCGGTTCTTGAGGCAGATGATCTTCTCACCGCGCCCTCGCGGGTAAGCGTCGGGAAAGCCGGCCGCCTGTTTCATCGCGGTGTTCAGAAAGAGCCGCGTCGCATTGCGGCCGCAGATCACTTGGCCGCCCTTGAGGAATTGATGCGGGCCGATGTCGGCACGCCGCATCTTCCAGACGAAGTCGTCGTGCTCACCGTAGGGGATCGGTAGGCTCTGCCGCGCGAGCGTGGCGAGACGGATGATGGCGCTGGTCTCGGCCTGGCGATGGATATCGGTGAGCATCACGTCGGGATTGGCGTCGGTGAAGGCGCCGTCGCCCTTGATCGGCGGCAACTGGCCGGGATCGCCGAGCACCAGGATCGGCTTGCCGAAGGCGAGCAGGTCGCTCGCCATTTCGGCGCCGACCATGGAGACCTCGTCGAGGACGATCAGGTCGGCGTCGCGGACCAGCGACTGCTCGTTCAGAATGAAACGGGGCTGATGGATGTCGGCGAGCCGGAGCTCGAGGCGGCGGATCTGGGTCTCCGCGAAGGAACGCTCGGCCGGTCCCATTGCGCGCAGGCCGCCGCGAAGCGATCCCAGTTCGCGGGTGACACGCTCGATCTCCTCGGGCGTCGCCTCGGAGACCTTGTAGATCAGGCTGTGGATCGTCGAGGCTGGCGTTCCCTTCCGGGTCATCACCAGGGCCGCCTTGCCGGTGAAGGCGGCATAGAGCACGCCGCCCGAGCCGCCCGTGCGATCCATCGGTTCGAGACCGAGCTCGCCGATCGCATGCCGGGTGATGGTCGTCTTGCCCGTTCCTGCGTAACCGAACAGGCGGAACACCTGCTGATCGCGCGTGCGGCGCCGAAACCAGTCCTCGATCGCGGCGATTGCCGCCGCCTGCTGCGGAGACGGGATGAAGCTCATCGCTCGCCCTCCCAGCAGCGCTCCGCATAGGCGCACATGCGGCAGAGATAGAAGTCTTGGGCTGCGGCGATCCGCGGTGGGAGCTCGCCGGCTTCCGCGGCGCGCAGGATATCGACGGCCTTGTCCGACAGCGCCTGCGCGCAGGGCGGATCGAACCCGACCACCTCGTGGTGGAGCGCCTCGGTGTCCTTGTTGAGCGTTGTGACGAGGGCGGTCTCCAGCTCCAGATAGCCCATGTAGAGCTGGACCTGCGCGAAGTAGACCGGCTTGGAGGCGCGCAAGCCACGCTTGACCAGGTCGTTCCAGGATTTGGCGTTGAGCGCCTTGTGCTCCCAGAGCACGGGCCAGCGCAGACCGACATCGGGGCCGGCGACGATCACGCCGTCGATGTGGCCGCGCAGTCTGCCGCCCGCCGTCTCGAACCCGAATTGTCCGCCGTCGGCGCGCTCGGTGCGAAGGTCGAAGCCCGCGCCGCGCAGCCAGCGGATGGAGAGCGTCTCGAACTGGTGGCCGGCGTCGAAGATGCGCAGGATCGCGCCGTCGAAATCCCGTCCCTCATCCTTGGGGGTATGGGTCACCTCGTAGACGAGCTTGCGCGCGCAGGGCTCGCCGATCCGGCTGCCCCCGAGATAATCGCGCGGCGTCTGCCGGCGATTGCGTGCGACGAGCGCCGCATCGATCAGGGCATTGACCCGATCGGACACGCTGATCGCGTGGCCGATGCGGCCATAGATGAAGCCGGAGCCGTGGTTGAGATCGATTCCCATGCGCCACCTCAAAAGGGGATCGGATCGTCGAGCGGGTCGCGGGCGGCTGCCTGGCGCTGCATCGATTCCTGAAACCCGTCGACGCAGGCCTCGATGATGCGGTCGATCTCTTCCGGCTTCCGGTTGTAGAACGGCGCCATCAGGTCGAGCTCGGTGAGCGTCTCGGCGAGAAACCGGCGCGCCTCCTTGATCGCTCGGGTCTCCATGTCGGTCTTGTCGATCATCCCGTTGTTCCTGTTGGCGAGCGCCGCGCCGACATCGAGGCAGCGCATCGAGCAGAAGCGGTGGTAGGGAAAGCGGTCCCAGCGCAGCTGGTGGACGCAGCCGAAGCCCCGCGCCTCGCGTCCGCAGACGGCGCAGACGGCTACCCGAGCAAGAGCCGGGTCAGGTCCTCGGCGTCGTCCGGCTGATCCTTGATCCGGTGCGAGGCCAGGACGATGAACCGCGCGATCGCGTTCGCCGCCATGGCTTCCAGTTCGGGGAGAGTGAGAGCGGCGATGGGCTGGTGAAGCCTTCCGCGTCCTTCGAGCCATTGTCCCATCGCCTTCGCTGCCTCGCGCGTGACGTGCGCCTGCCACTCATCGGCCGTCATGACGGTCAAGTGTTGAGCCAGGCCGGGCCACTCGGCGCGGGCGTCGCTGCGGGTGCGGCTGCCGGGGCTGTTGCCGTGGCAGTGCCCGGCTGCGCCGGGCGGCTCCAGGCCGGCGCAGCGTTCGCGGGCGGCGATGCGGCGGGCTGCCCCCAGGCCGGGGCTGTGGTCGATGCGGATGACGCAGCCTTCGGCCGCGCGCGGGTGCTGGGGCTCGGCGCCAGGACCTCGCCGTCCATCACCTTCCGCCATTCCGGCTCGCTCGGCAGAACCACGCGGTCGAGCTTGTTGCTGTCGGCGTAGCGCGGGTCGTCGCTGGGCTCGACCTTGATCTTGGCGACAAAGGTGATGCCGCTGAGGTCGGCCAGACCGCGCAGGATCCGCTTCGACTTCGCCGCGTCGCTCATGTCCTGCGGATCGAGCCCGAGCGCGCTGTCGATCATCGCGCGGAAGCTCCCCTTGGAGATCTTCCAGCCTATCGAGACACCCTGCTCGTCGACCTTGCCGCCGGAGACGGTGAACATCTGCCAGAACTTGCGCCGGACGTGAGGGCCCTCGGCGACGGTGAACTCGGCATCCACCATCAGCACGTCGCTGCCGGGCGCGTTCGAGGCCTTGAGCAGCCCCCGGTCGATCTCGCTCTGGCCGTCGGTCCCGCCCGGCCGGATGGTCATGGTGACCTTGGCGAAGGTGCCGTCGGGGATCAGTTCGCCGCTCTTCTGCGGCTCGGCGTCGTTCATGTCGAAGCTCATGGCTCGTCATCCTTTCCGGGTTGCGTTGATCTTGGAGAGCAGCGCGCCGAGGCCGGGCGGCTCGGTGACATCGAGACGACCGCTGCGATCCTTCGCCGGCAGGCCGAAGGGATTGCCGGCGCGGCAGACGAGGCGGCGTTCTTCGCCGCGCTCGGGCTCATGCCGCCAGCCGTCCCCGTCGCGCGCGAACAGGCTCATGGTGATGACCTGATCGACGATGCCAGGGAGCTCGCGGCCGGCCTTGCCGCCTTCCATCTGCGGCTGCCAGGTCGTACGGTTGAACTCGTCGGTGACGCGTTCGAGAATGCCGACGAAGATCACGGTCTTGGCCTGCGCGTGCTGCAGATGCTTGAGCAGGCCGATGACCTCGCGGGCTAGCAGCCCATAGGCGCCGCGGGTGTCCGGTTTGCCGGTTTTGTCGGAGAAGGCCTCGGGGCGGGTCTTCGCCCAGGCCATGGCTTGGCGCGTGAGGTCGGTGATGCTGTCGACGAAGATGATGCGCTTGCCCGCAATCATCTGAACGAGATCGGGGTAGGTCTGGCTCAGATGCTGGTAATGCGCCTCGGAGAAGAAGCCGTTTGGATCGGCCGATGGATTGACCCCGCCGACGAGACAGCCGATGTCGAGGGCGTCGGCGAAGGTGCGCACCGGAATGCTGTCGCCGGGCCAGTCCTGGACCGACTTCATGCCCGCCTCGAGGTCGATGCAGAGCGTCTCGGCCGGCGGCAGCGATTTCAGCAAGGACGTCTTGCCGACGCCGCTCGGACCGAAGATCGCCATGGTGGTCTTGGCGCCGGCCGCGGACAGCCGTTCGTCGGCGCTGACGATGCGCAGCGCCATCAGCGGCCTCCCGTGTTGCGCGACGCGACATCGAGCGCGCACTCACTCCCGTGCGCGCCGGCCTGCCGGGCGAGACCATAGAGTTTGCGCAAGGCGTGCAGGCGGTCGCCGACGGCGCTGAACTCGGCTTCGACACCCAGCAAGGCGAAGGCGATATCGTCGAGCGTGGCGTCCTCGATCGGCTTGACGACCTGTTCGCGGCGGATCTCGCCGAGCACCGGGATGACGATGGTGTCGGGCAGCGCTTCGAGCGCGTAGTGGCGCTTGCGGATCTCGGTCAGGGCAGCAGAGCTGGTCATCGGGCATCCTCGGACTTGATGGTGAGACGGAAGGTGGGTTTGGCGGTCCGCACCGTGCGGGCGGCGGCGAAGGCCTCGCGGATCGCGGTGGGCCAGGCGGTGTATTTGCGCTCGGGGACCTTGAAGCCGATGTCGACGTAGTCGGCCGGGTTCTCCCCGCCCGCACGGATCCGCTCGACGAGTGCGGCGAGCAGCGATTGGTCCCAGTCGACCTTCTTCGGGAGATCGGCAGCCACCACGACGGCGCCGTCCTCGAAACGAACGAGGCCGGTGTCCTTGCCTTCGGCCCGGCGCACCATCGCTGCCGCGTCGGCATAGCGACGCGCGATCGCGCCTTCGAGCCACTCCTTGAGCCGCTTGGCGGCATCCAGGGCAGCGTCGGCGTCCTCCTGGAGCAGCGCCAGATGCTCCGCCGGAAGCTTGGCGATCTCGCCGACCGGCATGGTGCGGATGTCGTCGAGGCTGGGGCGGTTGTTGCGATCAGATGCCATCACGCCACCTCCGCCAGCAGGAGGGTGGACAGCGATACCGAGGCCTGTTTCGGCTTCGGGCGGGCGATGGCGAGATAGCTGTAATCGTCCGACCGGTGGCGACGCTGCACGAGATGGATCAATCCGCGCTCAGCCGCCCACCAGGCGCGGCGCGCGACGCGGGCGAGTTCCGCCCGCTCCCGCTCGGCAAGCCGCGTGCCCTGCGGCATGGTGTCGAGCGCGAGGAAACCACGGTGATATTCGAGGATGTCGCCGGGTGCTGCCTGACCGACCCAGCCGCAGAGATCGATCTCGGTGAGCGGCTTCCGGACAGCGGGGAATCTGGATGCAATGACGTTCAT